AGTATTTATGTTGGATCTTTTGTTGTATTTGGCATATCTGCAATAGCACACATACTATTAATAGCAGGTCTATTTGTAACTGCTATAACTTTTAAATTAGCAAAAGATAAACCGGAAATATTTACAGGAGGTTTAGGACGAGCAAAAGGGGGAGAGCATGAGTAACTTAAAACTACAAGATGAGAGAGAGTATTTTAAACCATTCAATTATCAATGGTCGTATGATGCATGGAAAAAAAGTGAACAATCACACTGGCTACCAGATGAAGTGCCAATGCTTGAAGATGTTAAGGATTGGAAAAATAAACTGACTACAGAAGAAAGATATTTTCTTACTAATATATTTAGATTTTTTACGCAGTCAGATATAGATGTTGCAAGTGGATATGTAAATAATTATCTGCCTAACTTTCCACAGCCTGAGTGTAGAATGATGCTGCTATCGTTCGCTGCTCGTGAGGCTTTACACGTTGCCGCATACTCACATCTTATTGAGTCACTAGGTATGCCAGAGAGCACATATAACGAGTTCAATGAATATGAAGCCATGAGAGACAAACATGATTTTTTTAAGAGTAATGTCTCTTCAAATAAGCTTCCGATACCTTTACAAATTGCTGCTATTTCTGCTTTTACTGAAGGTCTAGCGTTGTTCTCTTCATTTATTATGTTGTTAAACTTTCCTAGGCATGGTAAAATGAAAGGCATGGGACAAATAGTTACATGGTCTATTGTAGATGAAACACAACACACAGAGGGAATGATTAAACTATTTAGAACTTATGTAGAAGAAAACATAGAGATATGGAATGATAAAATTAAATCAGAAATATATAGCACTGCGGAAAAGATGGTTGATCTTGAAGACAAATTTGTTGATCTTGCGTTTAATATGGGTGCAGTGGAAGGACTATCGTCTGATGAAGTTAAAAAATACATTCGATATATAGCAGATCGTAGGCTAATAGCCATGGGCATGAAGGGCATATACAAAATAAAGACTAATCCTTTACCGTGGGTAGAGACTATGATCAACGCTCCTACTCATACGAACTTCTTTGAGAACAGAGCTACGGATTATGCAAAAGGTGCGCTAAATGGAGATTGGTCAGATGTTTGGGCGAACTAAAGAACACTTGAACGAAGTAGAGATGTCTTATTGGGAACATTTTCGTTTTGCAATCAGCTTAATTCCCTATTTATTATTTGCAATAGCATTTATTATTATACACGCTACAGTTCCAGGGTTGTTTCCCTCAACTACAAGGGAAATTTTAAAAGAGGTAGATTTTAAAATGAGACAGAGTAATGATCAAAACCTTTGAGATTAGCCCTGAGATGCTCTCTGAGGCCCAAGAGAAGGCCAAGGAGATGGGAGCCTTACGTGGCTCTATATTGCAAGGAAAGGGCAACCTCTCAGGCTTTGTAGGCGAGATAGCGGTGCGAGATATTCTCACTGCTACTCAAAGTAATACATACAATTATGATCTAACTCTTGGTGATGGATCTACGGTAGATGTGAAGACACAAGCGGTAAACTCTATACCAAGAGAATATTACGAGTGTAATCTCAATGAGCATAGCACAAAGCAAGAATGCGACTACTATGCATTTGCTCGTGTTCTATCAGATCTATCTAAAGGATGGTATCTTGGTAAGATAAAGAAAAAAGAGTTTATGAAGAGGGCAAAGCTAAACCATGCAGGATCTTTGTCTGCATCTGGTAATTTTGTATTCAAGCTAAATACTTATACAATTAAGATTGGAGATATTGAGAATGGCTAAGAAAGCATCACAAATAGATCGCTCCACTTTGCAGCCTCACATGAGAACCAGTATTGGTTCGTCTACAAACTCACGGCCTACAAACAAATCCAAACGCCGTAGTTTCAAGAAGTATCGTGGTCAAGGTAGAAAATGAGTAATACAAATGCAATTCTGTTTAATTTATCTGTTCATTTAAATAGAGATGGAGAGATTATTCTTGAGGCTACTAAGCCACCTGATCCAAAGCTAGTAGAAGAAGCTTTTGATGTATGGAACCCTGATTATTCTGAGACAAAAAAAATAGTCTCCTTAGTTGAGTACTTAGGAGACTATCAAAATAATTTTATGAGAGGAGTGGCTGCTTTTATCTAGTAGCTGCCTTCTCATAATATATAATTAATTCTTTTTGATGTTTTAAATATCGATCTAGCTCAGACATATTGAGGGCTAAGTTTTCGTAATCTCTAACACTAATCGCATAGAAGACTAAGTTGCCGTTATCTTTTTCAAACCTTTTCTTAAATGAATCTAAGTTAGCTTCAGTCACTACATAAAAATGCATGGGGTTCATTTGCATAGGCTTGGGCCTAGCCTGAAGAGGTATTTTGCGTTTTATCTCAACGGTCTGCACTTTTAGGGGCAGCACTTCCTTCAGGTTGCTGCACCCCATCATTAGGCTTGCTAGGCTTAATCCTAGAAAAATCTTCAAAATGTTTGAACAACTTTTTGGTAGCATTGTTTATTCTCTTTTCTATCATCATAGGCTTCTTCATACTAAGAGAAGTAAGATCATGTTTTCTTAGCTTATCAATAAGCTTATCTTTGTATTTATTTGCTTCGATAATCTTTGCAGATAGCTCCGTGTTTAGCTTTTGAAACTTATCTCTGTCTTCTTGAAGAGCTTTTATTGTGCTGTCTTGTTTAGCCTTTGCCATCTCTACTTTAATAATATTTTCAGAGAGAGTCGCTATTTTATTCTGTGTATGCACATAGTATTGATAACCACTATATCCTAACCCTCCAACAAGAGTAACTACGGCTAGACCTGCATAAACTTGTATCATGTTTACTTCCTACTCATATAAGCGGTGGCCCCCATATAGGCCCCCACACAAGATGCCATTCCAATATAGAAGAGAGAAAAGAGATCTGCAAGGGCTTTTATTCTTGTATCTGGAAAAAAAGGTAAAAATACAGCAGCAGTAAAAAAAATCATAGTAATCATAGCAACCCAAGCCATTCTTCTTTGAGCATCCAACTTTTCATGTCGCTCTACAGCTTTTGATATCTCAAGTTCTTTATCTGATACCTCGCCATCTCCGTCCAAGTCGAGGGGGTTGTATTTACTGTCGGGTTGTAGTTTCTTCTGTTCCACAGTCAAACTCTATTGTATGTATCGGCCCCTCAATGTTATTTCTCCAATAATTAACAAAGTGGTTCATCCTTGGATACACGGGCGCAAAGTCAAGAAATTGCCAAACAAATTCTTGTAGTACATGGGGATGATCTGGCATATGATAAGTGATGCGTAACATCACAGGTTCATATGGCACTGAGTTCATTTATTAATCGCTTTGTAAACGTTAACACCAAGAAAATTGATGAAGTCCCATAGCTTTTGTAATTCAGCATTGTCAGACTTATTTGGTGTAAACGCAGCTACTACGGAGCAAACTCCTATTACTGCAAAAAGTATTACTATTAACGTTATAAGGTTCATTATTTTCCTCCTAGTTTAAACTGGTCAAGCTCCAGTTCTATCATTTGCTTCTTAGAAGCTCCTTTTCCTTCCGCTGCAAGGGCTTGTCCAAGTCCCGCAACAAGAACTGGATAAAGGTTAGCATTGTATTTTCTAATTGCGGTGTCGCCTAGCTCTATCATTTGAATAACTGCATCAACCATCTTTGGATCAGATGCAAGCTTTGCAAGGGCGTTAGCATTTCTCTGCCTGAAAGCTCTAAGTGCAATTTCACTTGCCACATATTTAGGGCTAACAACTCCCCGAATGATACTGTATCCACGAGAGAGAAGAGACTCCACTGAAAGACCTCGTGGTGAGGCCACTCTAACTCCTGCAGCCCTTTTCACTGCAGCTTCATTTCTATTTATTATTCTTAAAAAATCTGCAAGAGCCATAACCCCATCGTAAACAGGTGTGGCTCCCTCTTCTCCTCCATCTAACAGCTTCTTTAAAATGGTTTCATTTTGCTTCACTATATCATGGAACTCATTGTATTTAAAATCCTTTACTGTTTTATAAGTTCCCTCCTTTACACCTTTTTCAAAATCTTTAAGATCTAAA